GGGATCGTACCCCAAAGATGGGAAGCCACGCTGTTGGCTTTTGTATCCGGATGAGTCGCGAACAGAAATTCGCGGCAATTGGCCGAAATCTTAATGCGCGTCAGCGCAAATGGCGCGAAAATTCAATTCGCGTGATAGCCTGCCCGCCGTCCCAAACATGGGTTACATGCTCCACGACGCCGTGGAGCACCTGCCCGCCTGCAACCTCGATGTCCACCATGTCGCCGGGGTGCACGTCCGGCGCATATGGCACCTGGGCGGTGTAGCGGGCCGCAACTGGCCGTGCGCGCTCGCACCTGATCCGCAGCGGCGGCGCGTGACCGCTCGACAGCGGCTCGGTGATCAGTAGGTACGGCGGGCGCCCGACTCGCTGCATCATGCTCGCACCTCACGCACCAGCAGCAGTATGCGAGCGTCCTTGGGCAGCTCGGTCTGCCACTCAGGCGGCGGCGTGACCCGGTAAGCATGGGCGCGCGCATGCCCTCGCACCTTGGCGCCGCACCAGCCCGCAGCGGCGGCGCGCAGCACGACAGAGCGGATTGATCCGTCCTGGTAGGTGGACGCAATCTCCAGGTTGACGCTCGCGCCAAACTCCTTCACCAGCGTCGGCGCGCCGATTACAGGTTTGCTCAGCACTACCTCGCGCTCCAGAGCGTCAGCATCAAAGTAGTGCACGATTTCCTCCTCTACCGGCACGCTCACAAGGCCGGCGGTCTGCACGCTGCCCGCTGAAGTCTCGACATTATGTGGTACCGTGGCGTACACCAAAAACACTGGCTGGCTAGAGGGAAAAAATACTGTCGCGCCGCCGTTTAGGCCGTCCTCGCGGCTGTCGATTTCAGCTGATAAATGTTGCGTGCCGTCGTCCTTAGCCGCAAAAGATACAATCGCGGATGCAGTCAGTGTATAGCTCATGGCCTATCCTCATAGACGGTGATGTGATGATACTGTCCGGCTGGCAACTGCCCGGACAGCACACGATGGCGGTAGCGGATTACGGCTACTGTCTCCGTCTGGTTATCGATCCACACGTCGCGCCCGCGATGGTGCAGCGTGTACGCATTGCCTGCTGGCCACTCTACGGATAGCACCGCATCGATGGGGTGCGACACGGCACCGACGCCACGGATGATCTCGACCGTCTCTGTCTCCTCGCGCATCTGCGGATCAACCGCGGCTATTGCGCCGTCGATGCGGACATCCACTGCACGCCACGGCCACAGCGAGACGTCAAACCTGCGTGCATCGGTATCGGTGCGGATGGTGACCGCGGGCTCCGAGTGCATGGCGATGACGCCGGCGTAATCAGGCTGCTGTATGTCGATGTTGGCCTCAATCGCGGCGAGCGCATGTGTCTCATTGGACACGTCGCGCACCACAAGCGATCCGTCTGGCTGTGGCAACGGCAACAGACCGCCCGCGCGAATGATAGACGCAATGGCCTCAAGATGCGTTTGGCCAACTAGGCCTGCGCAGTCTGGCGGCAAAATCGCCCAGTTGGGCGCTTGCCACACCACAGGCAGTCCGCCTGCCAATGCTGTCACGATGCTGCGCGCTGTCCCGCCGTGTGGCGGGGTCTCAACCTTGCGCTGCGCTAACGCGGCAATTGGCGACCTCATGACAGTCGTCCAAGTCCCAGCACTGGCAGCATCTGGCTGCGCGGTGTCGCCATCGACGACGATCATGTGCCACACCGTCGGCCCCACCGTGAGCTCGACGGCGTCGCCTACAGGGAGCGCGTCTACTGCTAGCACCACGGCCTGTGCCTCGGCGTAGACGACATCGCGCGTCAGGATGATCTCCAGCCGCTCGATGGGTATCTCGTGTCCGCGGTGACGTAGCTGCGGCTGCGGCGGCGAGACGATGATGGCGTCCACCGGAGGCGCGCCGATGTAGCGGACATCGAGCGGTTGGCGAGCCTGCACACGGTCGGATGCTGCCCACTTGGCATCTAGCGCGCGCCGGGCGTGTGACTCGTCGCGCAAGCTATACTGCGCCATCACGATGTTGTGATGACGGCTAGACGTCCCCCAGTGCGCAAACATCCCAAGCCGCGCGGCTGGCGCGGTCCCCCACTGGGTGGACAGCATGGCGCGCGGCGATGACCAGTAGTCCACTTCCAGCGTGGTAGAGCGGATGCGCGGCACCTGCGCATAGCTGGCATCGAGTGCCGTGACAGCTCGGTTGCGCAAGCTGTAGACTGCGCGCAGCGCGTGCGCGTGCGTGTGTGGATGCGGCCCGTAAATGGCGGTGAGCAGCGGCGAGAGGCGGTGGTAGAGCGAGTAGTCGGCATGCAGCGCGGCCCGGATTGCGCCGTCGTAGCCAACATCGAGTGCCTGCCGCGCGTGTTCGCATATAGAGTATGTCGCCGCAACGCCATTGCGAACGCCGGCGCGAAAGTACAGGTTGGCGCTGACACCCAGCGCCGGCAGCGTCAGGGCGGCGTTGATACCGTCGGCAGCGCTTAGGCCAGCGCTGACACCCAGCGCCGGCAGCGTCAGGGCGGCGTTGATACCGTCGGCAGCGCTTAGGCCAGCGCTGACACCCAGCGCCGGCAGCGTCAGGGCGGCGTCGATGGTAGTCATTCAGCCGGCATGGTAATCGTGCAGCTGTTGAGCGTGACCAGTTGCCCGCTGGTCAACGACGTGTTGCTGATGTTGAACTGCTGCCCGCTGGTACCGACCGTGCCGTCGATTCGTTGGCCGTTGTAATTATTCTCCAACCGCCCCCATCCGGCTGTACCACTGGCTGATGCGGTGGCCTGATATGGGCCGGAAAAGCTATCGAGCGACATCGAGCCGTTAGATGGTGCCACGAATGCCACACTGTTGAACTGGAGCAGTAGCGTCCCGGATGGAGGATCATCGGCACTGGCTGGCTGCGATCCAGTGTAGATGCTCAATGTACACGGGGACGACTGAATTACAGACAAGAGATTATTGCGTAGAGTAGTGCTGAGACGAGTTGGCATGGTAGTCTCCTAGAGGCGGGGGTAGGTGTCGTAGAGCTCCGGCTTCGGCGGACTGCTGTTGAAGCCCCAGAATTCTATAACCTTTCGCGGTTTGCCGTTTACGGTGCGCACGGTCGGGATAGTGCGGTGGTGGACTCGTACACGATTAGATTCCCAGAGCACCTCGCCGGTTTTTTTGCTGATGCGGCGGAAGAAGGAGAGTGGGAAATGTGGTAAAGTGGATATACTAAAGTCAAGCATACCACTTAACACACCGACGTCGGAAGTAGTAAGTACAAACTCAAAATATGGAATTTGGTTTGCAAACACTGTATGTGTAAGTTTCCCATAATACGAGATATGCTTGTTATAAATATCATTGTTGAAGTAAACCGGCAACTCAAAGTTGCGCTTCCAATAGCCTTGAACAGGCGGCGGCAGCCGCACACTAGAAAGCAATTGCCAGAGCTCACCGATGTTTTTATATAAAGGCCGATTTTGGGGCATGAGCGTTAAAGCATCGTTTGCTAAACAATAATAAAACCGTCGGTATATTTTTTCGCCTGTAAACGGCAGTTGATAAAACCCCTGGTGCCGGATAAAACAAAAATATCCGTTTTCGTCGAATGTAAAGTCGTGGGCATGCGTTAGAGGTAGCCAGTGGGGATGATATTCGTCGAACAAACGGAATGGATAAACCGGCAACACAAACTCCCACAACGCATCATCTGCGTCAAAATCCGTCACCCTGGTAAACGGTCCGATCCTGTTAGTCATGGCCGCAAGGTCATGCTGATAGTGCGCCCAGAGCTGGTGCGGAACTCAATGCGCGTAGCCTCCTGAATCGTCAGGCGGGCCTCGCCATCGTCGCTCTCGATCACACGCTCGACAGAGGAGCGCGACACCTCTTCCATGTTGCGTAAATTGGACTCCGCAGATGCGCTTATAAATTTGATTAGATTAATTGCAGGTTTCGGGCGCGGCTCAACATGCAAGTGTATTGCACCTGTGCGCTGGGATCGGATCAAAATCGGCATGGGTAATTCTACCCATTGATTGAAAACAATAAGGCGACCTAGTATACGCGCGCGCTCATCTGCTGGCAGGTCAGCAGGAAACAGGGCGTGCTCGATGGTGGCTGTGCGGTATCTGGTTTCGTAGCTCACCACTGCTGTCCAGTATCCAGGCTCCGGCAGCGCAAAAATCCCAGGTTCTGGCGACTTGACCCGCAATCGCCGGCCACTGACGCTGACTGCATCGGACTGGTGCATGATGCTCACCGGCCCATAAGGGCGGTATTTCGTGGTCGCGCCGGCTTGGCCGTCGATTCTGATTGTTTCGTAGGAAATTGTAGCGCCTTGAACGTCAGACACTGTAGCGCGACTATTTGTTTCGGCCACTACAGGCTTACGCTCCACTACTAGATTGCGAATAATGAGGCCTGCCGGAATAGCGCTTACCTCAAAATGAGAAATGTAACTATCGCGTGTGAGCAGCGTGACATCAATCTGATCGGTCGTGTAAATGTCCAGCAGTAGTTTGCCCGGTTTAGTTTCTAATAGGTCTTCTTCAGCCGTTATGTACTCTGGTTTACCGTCGATCCAATCCGCAAACTTTTCAATATCAGACACCCTGATAATCGCTGGCACTTGATACGCGTGTCGCTGCACCGTCAGGCGCGAATCCCACGCCGACGGCACAATGCGCGCAGATGCTGTTGCGGTCAAAGGCATCAGCCGCTCTCCAGGTCTACGACCACCTGGAAGCTATTGCCAGTAAACGGCGCGCATCCAGCGGGCACAATGCGCGTGATCCAGATAGCCGTCATTTGCGGCACAATGTCAAATGTGACCGTGTCGCCGTTTGCCCACGTGCCGCTCCAGGCGGTAGCCGGGATTGAGAATCGCGGCGCGCCGGTGTCGGGATCGTTGGGCGCAAATGTCGCGCCAGTGGTACCGGACCCGAGTGAGCCGGATACAGAACCGGTGGCCGAGAAGTTTGTGCTGCTCGAAAACGTGATGGTAACGGTCTCGGCGTGCAGGCTTTTGGCCGGCACCGTGATGGCGCTGAAATTGATGCTGCCCGCGCCCGTCTTGGCAGTATTGGTGATCCCGGCGGCTAGGTCGCCAGCCTGAAGACAAGATGCAATGCGCACAGTGCCGGTGTGCGTGTTGACCAGCCCAGGAGATTGGAGCGTGATAGTCCAGTTATTGCCGGTGCGTGTCGCAGACGCGACGGTGGCAAATTCTTCGCTGCCAGCGCTGGAAGGCGTAGATTTGTTCGTTACGAAGACAATGTCCCCGGCCTGAAAAATGTCACTCGTGCCTTCGGCGGTAGCACTGATAGATGTACTGCCCGCCGTTGCGCCTGATGTCACCGTCGCTACGCCATACGGGCGGCGATTGGCGGCCAAAAACGCGGTCTGATTCTCGGTGAGCGTGCCTGCGCGAATGATGCAGTGGTCATCCGCTTGCGTGGGTGCCCATGGAATAATGCGCACGTCGTAAGCGACGCTGTTGTCTGCTGGCGACGGATGCACAAACACCTTGCGATGCTTGGTCGAGCCGGATGCGCGCTCAGCACTGCGCACATCGGGGAAGACATTGTTCTTAGTGGCTGCCGCAATGATGGTGCTCGTCGCGCGCCCGCCGTTGGTGCCGGCGTCGGACACCTCCGTGGGGGCACGAAAGATAATGTCAGCGGATGTGATGGGCATGTCAATCTCCTAGGGCAATGAGGGTGATGGTGCCGATGTGATACTGGTCATGTCCCGGCCACAGCGGGCGCAGCGCAATAGCAGGGTCGCCGTGAAACGCCACATGGATGCTCACAGTGTCCCACTCTAGCGAAAACGGCGGCGTGCCAGTGGTGGCCAGCAATAGCAATGCGTCGCGGGTGGCGGTGTTGATCCAGCCGTAGTCCTCTCCGGCCTCCAGCGTGATGACGCGTGGCCGGCGCACGGCGCGAAACAGCACAGCACGGCCCGCCAGGTCGGTGCGCGACACGTGCACGCGCGAGCCGCTCTCTGATTGCTCGCGCCACATCAGAGTGTTGGGCAATACAATCCCAGCCAGTCGCTTCATGATGCCAACCTCACGCCAGCGCGGCGCAGCATCCGCGCCAGTGACACGGCCTCGTCGCGGCTGGTGCGCACGCGCACATCACCCTGGGTATCTAGCAGCCGCAGTGTCACTTCTGTCGCGCCGCTAGATGCAGCAGGCGCATGCTGTAGGATGTGCACGAGCCCCCCGGCGGCAAAGCGTGGCACGCGCGGCAACACCCCGCGGTTGATGGCGTCCAGTAGCGCGACGCCATACTTGCGCACGCTGGAGGCGCGGATGACATACTCGCCAGCTGACAACATGGCCGGAATACTATCCGAAGTGCTGGTGCCGGGGCCTGTGATGCGCCCCAATCGCCGCACGAACTGGCCACCGCTGGCAAATCCTGCCAACGCACCGCCGATGAGGCCGCCACTGGCGCGCTGCTCAACGCGCTGCACATAGACTGTGTGCGTGGAGCTAGTAGGCTGGCGCAGCTCATCGATAGCCGCCTGCGCGCGGAGCGTGTCCGGCTCAACGGTGTGCAGTGATGTGCTGTCTTGCTTGAGCGTCTCGATGGCGCGGGCGGCATCGTCTATCTGGACCTCCGCTAGCACCTTGAGCGGGTCGCTGGCCTGCGCCTCGCGCAATGCGCGCATGGCGGTCTCAACCTGTTGCAGCTTGACCTGCGCTTCGATGCTGATCGGGTTTTTTTCCAGCGCCGCGCGCGCTTCCTCAGCGCTAGCCTTGAGCCGCAACACGATCTCTTGCTTCGCGGCGAGCTCTTTGACCTCGTTGATGCGCTGCTGCACCGCGTCAGTATCCACACGGACGCGCACAGTCAGGTCGCTAATCTCGCGGGCGGTGAGCCGATCCATCGCGGCCACCACCTCGTCGAGCCGTCGAGCCACGCTCTCATATGCGGCCTGCGCCTGCTGTGCCGCGCTGCGATGCGCATCGCCCTGCCCCTTCAGGGCCGCCTCGACAATCGCGCTAGACTGCGTGATTTGCTCGATGGCGCGAGCGGTGGCCTGCGCCTCGCTGACCACCACCTGCGTGACTTGCTGCCCGTTGACCTCGATGCGGCGCGTGACTGCGCGCGCATTCGATTCGGCTAGCTGAATGGCCTGCTCGGCCAGTTGGCGGGCGCGGTCATAGTCACCCTGCGCCAGCGCCTGACGCGCTGCTGCTTGTTTTTCTTCGATTTGCAGCACCCGGTCGGCATAGGCTTGTGCCTCATCCATCGTGCGCTGGCGCAACGCGCGCACCCGGTCTTCGGTGGACATCCGATGTCGCGCAAGCTCCTCGTCGGCCCGGCGTGCAGCGTCCAGGTGCCGCTGGGTCTCAGCAATGAGCTGGTCTGTGATGCTGCGGTAGTGTTGCGCCAGTGTATCCAGTATACGCTTGCGCTCTTCGGTCGCCTGTCGTTCGACTTCGGCAACATCGCGCCCGGAGGCAATAGCGGCCCTGCGCAGCACGTCATAGGATGCCTGCCATGCCGCCAGCATTTTGCGGCCAGCCTCTTCTGCCGCCGCCGCTTTTTGGCGGGCGGCATCGACATGCACGGCCACTGTCGCGCGGATTTTTTGCGACTCGCTTGATGTACTGGCCTCAATGGCCTGCACCCTGGACCGCGCCAAAGCGTCGATGGCAGCAAACTGATCGCGCATCGATTGCGCCATGGCGTCAATGAGCCCGCGCGCCGATTTCTGCGCGGCTTGCGCCACCTCATCAAGTCGCCTTTTAGCCTCTGCCATGCGCTCGCCAATGGCGTTGCCAACATTGGCCATCTGGCCACTTAGCAGCTCTAGGCTCTTTTTCGCCTCGCCAATACTGGCCTGCAATCTCTGTGCGGCGCCGTCACCGCCGCCAAACAACGCCCCCCACATGCGCCGGATGGGCTGATCCAGTAGCGTCAAGCCTGTGAGCGCCAGCATGACTGCCCTGACTGCTGGGTGCATGCCAGCCACAATCCCGAGAGTCGCCCCCAGGGTGCGCAGCATGGCGACGACCCGCCCAATGTTTGCGGCAATCACGCCCGCGCCGATTAGCATCAGCACGTCGACAAGGCGGCCAAAGTGCTCAGCCGCAAAATCGATGACACCAATGAGCGCCCGCATTGAGACGCTCATGCTTTGGCTCTCGGCCACCCACGCCTTGGCAGCGTTAGTTAGCCGCGCAAAAGCGTCTCCTACAGTCTTTGGCAGGCCTTCTGCATCTTGCCGAATACGGTCGAGCGCTTGCGTCAGGTTAAGCAACTTGGCGGTGGTCAACTCGCCTTCTTGCGCCATTCGCGCCAATTCGCCGCGAGTTGTACCCAGCGACATCGCCAGATAGTCCAGCACCTTGCCGCCGGATTCGGCAACCGTGACGAACTCATCACCGTTGAGGCGGCCTTTTTGCAAAGCCTGCCCAAGTTGGCGCATGACGTTGGCCGTCTCCGTGGTGCTCGCGCCAGAGATTTTGAGCGCCAGCACCAGCGCTTCGGTCATGCGCACGGCATCAGCAGTCGACCCGCCGGCCTTGCGGACCGAATCAGCCATGCTGTTGTAGCTGTCCGCCACTGCGCCCATGTCCACGCCTGCCCGGTTGGCGATGGCGGTCAGCTCAGCCAGTCGCTCTTTGGCGGCGCGCGCTGATCCCTCGGTCAGTGCCAACCGGGCGGTCAGCAACTGCATCTCGTCGGCCATCTGTGAGATGCGGCTGCCAGCCACCGCGCCCAAAAACAGACTGGCTGCCGCGTGCAGTCGCGTCATGGCTGCCGCTAGAGACTGGCCGTGCTTGTGCGCACTGCCCATCTGCTCGCCCAGCTCGCGGATGCGGTCGCGGACGCGCGCGGCAGACTGCTCTAGCTCGGGGCGCGCCAAGATATTGGACGATTTGAGCTCAGCGAAGCTTTGGCGCAGGCGATCGATTTCGGCGCGTATGGCAGCGTGGCTTTGCTTGATCCCTGTTTCGTCCAGCAGCCGCACCCCGCGCCCGATGCGCACGATTTCGGCTACGTCAGCGCGCCAACGCTGCGGCAACTCATCGAGCCGCCGCTTGCCGGCCTCCACCTCGCGCGCCAGCGTTTTGATAATGCCGATTTCTGCGTCGGTGCGCCCGATTTTGCGCAGCGCAGCGTCTAGCGCTGTCTCAAAGCGCTTCAGCGCAGACTCGCCTTGCGCGGTCTGCAATTCCAGTTTGAGCTTGACTGATAGGTCCGACATGGTTGCAACCCGCGCTGTTGACCGGCTTAAGAATCAGCTTTTTCGCGGCTAACCTCTTGCACCCACTGCGCCCACCCTTTTGCGTCCGCCTGCGCCGCACGCGCTGCCACCGCAGCCTCGATCAGCGCCTCGCGCCGGATGCGAGCATGAGCCGCCAGATAGTCACGCGCGTCGGTCCATGGCATCTCCATCACGTCCCGGTAACCGAAGCCTGCGGCGACGAGTCTGGCAACCCATTCGTGCCACCAAAGGCGTTCTGCGCCACCCTCGCCAGCGTCTCGGCGGCCTGGGTGAGCCGTGGCAGCACGGCTCGCGCGAAAAAATCCGCGTTGACCTCCAGCACCTGCGCCGCCAGATCAACCAGCACGTCCGACGTTTGGTCCTCCAGCCAAGCGCGATCCACGCCGGCGCCAATGGCCGTAGCCTCGATCACGCGGTCGGCATGCCGGGCGAGCGCGGCCAAGATGTCGCCGCGCGCGAGCTCTTGCGCGATGGGCTCGATGGCGGCCAAAAATGCAGGCAGGTCCTTGACCTTGACTGGGCCCATGTCAGCCTCCGGGCGATCAGACAGGCACAATCACGCGGCCAAACTGGCCAAGCGGGCCGTTTGGGTCTTTGGTCACGTCGGCCAACACCCGGCCCGACAGCTCGAAGCGCTGTAGCTCGTCCGAGATGAGCGAGAAGTCCTTGGTTGGATTGATCGCGACGCGGTACAGGTCGAGGATCACTGGGCGGTTTAGGTCAGCGGTGTTGATCCCGTCGAAGCGCAGCCATACCTCGGGCTGCGGGGCCTTGAACATGGCCGAAGCGCGGGCCGAACCGTAGGTGTAGTCCACCAAGAACGGCTGCGTGAAGCCGGTCACGTTCAGGAATTCGATTGCGCCTTGAGCGGCGTGCACCTTGTAATGCGTACCAGCAGTCAACGTCGCGGGCGTGCTAGCCGAATCAGTGATTGTTACTGCCGATACAAACTGACGCGAAAGCAGCCGGATGTCGCCAGCGGCCACGCCGGTGGGCAGCGCCTCGTCCGTCACCGTGCCGCCGGTAGTGCTCGTTGTCTGGCCGTACAGCGTCAGCTCGATGTTGTCGACGCTGAACTCCTCCAGCGTGCAGCTGAACTCCCCGTCCTTGCTCTTGATGAGCTGCAGGTCGGCCAAACGCTGGCCAGAGTAGCTCTCCTTGTGCTCGATGGTCTCGACATTAAGCGAAACCTTAAGGTCTGGCACATTACCCACCCAGCGCAATGCGAGCGGATTGCCGCTGCTGTCGCGCTGCGCCAGATAGACGCGTCCCTGTCCGGAAAAATAGGCCATGATTGACTCCTTTACGGTTGAGAAGAAATGAGTCGCGCGGCAAACGCGAGCGGATAGACGCCCGTGCCAGCGATGTAGCTCGGGCGCGGAGCCTGAATGCGCCGCAGCGCGCGTGCCCCCTCTGGCTGCCAGCCCATAAGGGCCAAAAGAACACGAGACAGCAGCGGCCCGGCGGCTGTACTCACACCCGCGCCACTCGCAGCGTCCTTAGCCGACCGCACCAGCAGCGCCACGACCCAATGCTGGTCAATGGCCTGCGCAGCGCCCTGCCCAGCACCCGCGCCATCTACAATGCGGTCGCCGTCCCACGCCACCCAGATGGCGGGCGATGCTGGCGTGATGTCGCCGATCTCTTCCAGCGCAGCCGCAAGGCGCACCTGCCTGATGTCGCCGCCCATCTCCATCTCGATGCGCTCCACCATTTGCGCGCCAACATGCAGCCAGTCTTGTGGGATCATATCACCACCCCGCCATGTTGTCCGCGTCGAACACGCTACGCCCAGCCCGCACCGATGGTCTGGGCCCGGCGGGCGACTCGGGCGGCGTGACACCCAACGTCACCCGCCCGGCAGCGATGGCCTCCAGTACACGCCGCGCGTCCTCATAGCGCATGCGCACCTCCTCGCTCGCTCGGTCGTCCCATAACCGATATCGCGTAATGTCGCACGCGATGCGCACCAGTAGCGGCGGCACGTCGTCGAGTGGTAGGGTGTGGCGCACTGCTAGATAGCCGTCGATCTCGGCATCGGCATCAGCAAGCGCACGCTGGGCGACGGCAGCATCGATGACGCCAGCGCCCGCGCGGTCGGTGAGCTGCACTAGCTCGTCCTCGCCGTAGCGGGTGATTAGGTCTGCAATGGCGGCGTATGGCATTTTCTATTCTAACAAATAAATCGCCGGAATAGCGGTGGTGCCAATCGACAAAGATGTCGGCGCTGTTGCCGGTAATGTCGAGCCAGTACCGGAGGCAAACAGATGTGTAATGGCAGTAGTGACGCCGACTTGCCGCCCAAGGCTAGTTTGGATCGCTGCCAATGGCACAGCTCGCACTGTAGCCGCAGCTGAACATATCAGCGCGGCCCAATAAATTACACCTGGGACGAGTGTGTAGGAAAGCGAGCCGCTTTTGTCGCCGGTTGTACCGGTATCGAGGTTGCCGACGCTTGCGAGTAGCGCACCAGGCGAGTCATCGCCAGACACCACTGCATTGGCATAGATGCCAATAGACGCAGTCCCGGTTGCCGCGGTCGTAACGCTGATCCGCACCCCGGTGAGGTTAACTTGGCGCGGCACCACAAACGGCACAAAGTATATGCGCGATGCAACAAGCGTAAGCGTCGTGAGCGCTGTGCCGGCCACGTCGCCAACAATGCG